GTATAACCACTCCAAGGACTATCAACACCAAAGAAAACTGTTGCGTCAATAACTTGTTGGAAAGCACCAATGATTTGTTCTGTGATTTCTGGGACAACTTCAACACCAAAATCTTCAACATCGGCAAGTGTATTTAAGGACACTGGAACGATACAAGCGATTTCTTCTGCGACTAAATCAATGCCATTCCATGCAAGAGCGGAAATTGGTTTGTTTTTGATTTCATCGGCAGCACCAATTGGAGTTGTTTGGTTTTTAACCCAACCAGCGACTGGTAATTGTGATAAAACATTTAATTTGTAGGTCTTACCTTTCATATCTGGTAATCTACGACCTAATTCGAGGGCTTTTGAACGACCTAAAACGCCTCTAATGATTTCTCTTCCATACTCAACTGGAAGAACTACGGAACTATTTTGAATAGCAGGCATAGTAATTGTTCTCCTTATTTCTTAAAAATGTTTCCAATAGCATTACCCACTTGTTCATAAACTTGAGTTTGGTCATTCTTAGGTGGTGTTCCACCTGTTTGAACCACTGTTGAGTGTGTATTGCCTTTTGGTAAAGTTCCTTCATATTCAGTTTTCACTGTCTTGATTATCTTATCTAAATCGCCTTCTTCGGCAGATAGTAATCGACTATCGTGAACAAAATATGATGGAAGTCCTGCACTTGTAATCTTGTCCCTAATTAATGTTTCTCTTTTGAAAGCTCTTAATTCGGCAAGTTCTTGTGCATTTGCTTGTGCCAACTCTTCTGCTTTCTTTTGAGCAAGTTCATCGGCACTCATTGACGCTTCTTCTTTTGCTTTCTTCAATTCACTAGCGTGTTTGGTTCTTAAATTTGCCATTTCGCCATTATGTTTTGAAGTTAATTCATCAACTGCAACCTTTACAGCGTCATTAATAATTTGTTGCAATTCTTGTTCGGTTTTTGGTAATTCCATAAATTACTTTAATCTCCTCTCCTAGATAAAGCACTAGGGTTCGCTTCTTAGGTGTTAAACACTCAACACCGCTCTACGATAAGGTTCGTAGGCAACCTATAATAAGTTTATTCAACTTTATTAACACTTATATCTTGGCTTTCACCAATTGTGGCATTAACTTTATTTCTTTCTTCATTCCCACTAATAGGTTCTTCGTTTTGCCTTTGTAGGTTTGTTTCGTTAATACCTCTATTATTATTTTCACTTTCTTTTTTTCTAGTGTCAACATATTCATTATATTCACGCATTTCTTTAAGGTATTCATCAACATTAGGAATAAATGATAAACCTTGTAGGGCAATTCGTGGTGCGAGAACACCAGAGTTCGCTAAGTTAACAATATTATGAACCATATCGGTATCGTTACTTGGCAATGTGTGAGTATAAACTAAATCAATGTTATTAAGGTCAAAGTAAATTTTGCTATAAAGTGATTTACTATTTTTCTCAACAAATTTGAGAACTAAATCTAACATTCTCATATAACCTTTGTTAAACCATTTTTCTTTTTCAACACATAAGTCTAATAAAGGTTTTGTCTTTGCTTTAAGAATTGGATCGCTTGCATTTTGTGTGAATTCAACACTTGTGAAATCTGGAATGTGACTAATGTAATGGATTAAATTCTTATAGTTGTCGGCAAGTTTTTGAATGTCGGTTTGATTTAATGGATTAGATAAGAACTTAGCGTCACTATGTTCACCTTCAATTGGTAACACTCTATTGTTTTGAATTAATCTCATTGCCTGTTCGGTTTCTTCATCATCACCTAAACGAACATTCTTAATGACTAATAAGTAGTTAATAATGTCATCAACATTTTGGAAACGATTATTTTGTAATTCGCTATAAAGTGAAATTAGTCCTAACACACCCTTGCAATCACTTAAACAATCTTTGTTGTTTCTAAACTCAACAATTGGAATGTCATCAAAACCATGATAAGCACTAAATGACTTTTCCACACCATCAATTAAGAATAATTGTAATGGGTAAACATTAAATGCCATTTTTGTAGGAATGCTTGCCTTTGTGGTATAGAACGCAAATATCTTCTCTTTTGTATAAATTAAACAAACATATTTTCCAGCAATACCACCATCACTACTTGCGTCCCAATAAATGTGATAAGCAAATAATGGTTTCATAGCAATAGAGCAGTCATAAACAACATTGGTGTATAAAGGACTTAAACTTCTAAACTTTGGAAATTCATCACCAATGTCTGCATATAAACCAAGAAAACCACTACCTGTAATAGAACTTTCTCTTGCCACATCACCAATTTCTTCCTCAAAGTCATTGTGCTTAGCGGTTAGACTAAATGTGCTAATTCTTTCTCTTTCTTTTTCTTTGCCTTTTGTTACAATGTCTGGCACTCTACCTAAAAATGTTGTTGTAGCGGTGTCACATAAAGGTTTCAATAAATTGTAATAGGTTGGCAGTGGCACTTTATCGCCTTTGGTTAATAACATTCCATTTTTGGAATTATACATATCTTCTTGTATCTTTTTTAGATAAATATCTTGACCAAAACTATCCTTCCAAAAAATTTGATACCAAAAGATTTGTTTTACTACATTAACTAAATCTCCGCTTTCTAATTGTTCTTGACTAACATTTAATCTAATCATACTTTAAACCCTCTTATTGCTCTTGATAGTGATTTATATAAACTATTTGTTTGTATTTTACCACCATATCTATATTCATAGTTTAGCAAATATTGTGAAATAGTATCAACAAAATCGTCATGTCCCACATTAGGAAATCTTAAAACTTGCTCAATATACTCCTCAATATCGCTTACTAAATCTTCAGTTGGGAAGTAAATATTGCCACCCTCGAAATAGGGGGTAACACTATTAAATCTACTTTCTTTGCTTGTTCCTTTTGGATCGTATGGAATAAAACCGCCTATCTCTCTTCCAAGCGTTTCAATAATTGGTCCACCAAGTGCTTTCTTCTCAACAATTATTCTTTTTAATTGTGGATATTGCGTTTTTATAATCCTCAATGTTTGTTGAGTTTCACTAAAACTTGCTCTTTTTCCCCAAACATTAAGTAAGTAATGGTCACCACCAATTCTTCCCCACAACGACATACAATATGGATCGTTTTCTTTTTTCATTCCACCAAATGACAAGTCACAAGATAGCGTTAGTTCCTCAAATACACTTGGTTTAGAACTTTTATCATAAAATTTAATGTCATTTCTTTTAACTAAGTTGCCACCTTCAATATATGGTTTTCCTTGATAGTTAGCTTGGAATAATCTTCTACCAACCGCTTTTTCGGTTCTATTTAACCATTCGCTATCAAAACCTAGTTCTGGGCATAATGTTTCGCCAATTTTACGATGAAGTAATTTATCAACACCTTTTTCCCAAACACAAGGAATGTTTACATATAACCAATCGCCTGTTTTAACTAATTCACCAATTAAATCATCATCATGCCAACGAGTATGAATGACAATAATAGCGTTGCCTTTTCCTCTTGCACGAGTGACAACTGCCGATTTAAAAACTTGACTAATATTTAATCTTTCGGTTGGGTTATTTGCTTGTAAATCATTTTTGTATGGATCGTCAACAATAATTAAACTTCCACCATGACCAACAATACCACCTTGAATACCTACACCCATAATTCCACTATCAATGTTAGGGTTCTCGGCTTTTCCTACTTCGTGACATTGAAATAAATATTTATTGTCTTGACTTGAATTAGTTTCAATGCCAAATATTTCCTTACCATATTGTTTTATAAGTTGCCTATTGTTATCACTAAATTCTTCTGCAATGTCAGCGTTATAAGCAGTTAAAATTGCCCATTTGCCTTTATTTCTTCCAACAAACCACGATGGTAATGTTTTGGTAATAGTGGTTGTTTTACCATGTTGAGGTGGAACTGAAATACATAATCTTACCATTTCACCCTTTTCCACTTTCTCAACAACACTTTGGCAAATGTTAGCAAGTAAAATATGGAATTTTGTTAAAATGAATTCTGGATAAACATATTTTAAATAGTTAAGATAACTATCTCTTATTTTTTTCTTTTGTAATTCTTTTGTAAAAATTACCTTTTCAGTTTCACTTAGTGAATTAAAATACTCAACAGCGTCACCCTTTCTCTCTTGTTCAACTTCCTGTGTTGATGTCTTAGGTTTTTTTGCCATTTTCTTAGTGGTTTTTTTAAGCAATTCTTTTTTCTCGGCTTTTATTTTTTCTAATTTATCACTAATTCTTGCCATCTATATCAATTCCTTTTGCTTGCATTTCAAGTAATGCTCTTTCATCTGGTGTTAATTGATTAATAATTTCGGTATATCTAGTAATGCTATCCACTGTTTGCTCACCAAATTTTTCACTAAGTTTCTTCTCTGCAAGGAATTTTAGTAGTTGTGGGTTCGGTGGCAATTCTTCCCAAACTTCCATCGTTTCATAGTGTTCTCCAACGACAATACTTTGACCTTTTGAATTTTCACCATACTCTTTTACACGAACAGGAACTTGTTTTCTAATTAATTTCCCACCAATAGCGGTTTGAAATAGACTACCAGCCACTACAGTGTCCGCTAACGCTCTACTTTTTTGCATAACATAGATAAAAACAGGACAAATAGCAAGCAATAACTTCCATTCCGCTGGTTTTAGTTCTAGTTTTTTTCTAATTTCTTCGTTAGACAACCCATTTAATGCCCATTCGCCAATGTTTCTTAAAACTTGGTCACTCAACTTAAAATCATCAACACCTTTATCCTCTAAAATCTCATTTAAAAGTGGTAAATCTATGTCTTTGATATAATCTTTTACTATTTTATCTATCTCTTTTCCCATAATAAAACCTCATTATTATTATATAGAGTAAGAAAAAAAGTGGCAATTAATCAACCACTTTCATTTTTAATTTAATTAGATTTTTCTTCAATTACCACTGGGATTAGTTTTCCATTTTCAAACACGAAGTCAATCTTTTTTCCCTCTTCACGAGCTTTCTTAATGATTTCTTGTTGTCTTTCTCTCTCTTCCCTTTCTTCATTGAACTTAATTCTTGCTTCTTCATCAAGTCTTAAAAATTCTTCAAACCCTGCCTTAGTGGTGTCCCATCTTTTGACATTTTTATAAATGCTCTCCGCTAAGATGACATAATATTGTTCTTTGCCACTAACAAATGAGTTGTATAAACTTGCTAAAATCTCAATGTGTTGGCAATTCCACACCAACCTCTCGGCACTCTTGCAATGTCTAAGTAGTTTATCGTAAGTTTTGTTGTGACTTTTGTCGCTATCATTTTCCTTTTGAAACACGATGATTTGTCTAGTGACAAAAATCATACTTGAAATAATGCCTTTAAGATTATTTATCTTTTGTTTTTCCATATTCTTCCTCTATATACCTCTCGTAATCTTTTTTATCTAATCTTCTTATATACCAAATAAGAAAAATCGTTAGTGCATTCCCTAAAATTGAAATACAAAACAAAACAAACATAAAAACAGGAATGCTAATCATTGCCATCGAAGTTACTCTCCTCTACAAATGGATCGTGGTTTTCAATAGTGGTTTCTAAAACGACAAATAAACTCGCTAGTTCTTCCTCAAATTTACCACTGATTTCCTCTAAACTATCTAAAATACCACGAGTGTATTCCAACACTCTATGATTAGTGAATGATTTGTCAACAATTTTCTCTCTTGTCTTGTTAAGTGCCACAGAATATGTAATAACTTCGTTTTCTTTTTGATACACATAAGTATCTACCTTATCACTA